TGAGGTAAAATCTGCCTATTATGGAAATCATACTTTTCAAAGGTATTATTTGTAATTTGTCTATCAACAGTATCTTCATTAATCTTTTGATAGTTCTGATCGTAAAGGTTAGAAGAAGATTTTGCTAATTTTATATCATTATGGTTAATTCTTTCAACAAAGTACAATCCTTCGGAAAATAGCAAACTAGAAATAGTTCCATTTGCTGCTTTTTGAGGTGTATAGTAAATTGAGTCACCAGTAAAGAAATTATGGTCTTTTGTACCAGTTGTAATTCCAATAATAGTGTCTCCACCCAAGAAAGTACCAGAAAGAGTAATTTTTTGGGTACCTGGGTTTAAATTAGCATCATTAAATGAAGGTAATGAGTTTGATGCTACTAAATTCTTAGTTATTGACTCTGTATGAGCATATCCAACCTCATCAATATAAACATTTTGTATATTTGCAGTATAATTGTTTAAATGACTAAAATTATCCGAATTTGGTTTGGTAATAGTCTTAGTTACACTGATTACAGCAGCAAGACTTGATATTGCTGCTCCTCTGCAACGGAATTTTGATGCACTAAGAACATCAGTGACAGCATAGGTTCCTGTTAAAGAACTATCCTTGGTATTGATGGTTAAAAGGTCACCAATTCTAATTCTATTGAAATCTTTGGTTTCTACTTCATAAGTATTGTTGGATGCGTCTTGTAATGTTATCTCTTCAACGTCATATCTTGGTGAAATGTTATAAATCCAGTTATTTGACTTAAAATCAGTACTAACTGCAACCTTACCCAAAGATTTTAACTTAATCTTTGCTCCTTGCTTCTGATAATTGGTTGTAGTAGGTGCTAATTCATTTAAAACACCAGTAATTCTAACTCTTATGCCATCTGTAGTAACTCCAGCATTTGCATCTGCCTTACCCAATCCATATGCATAAGTATTCTGCTTAACAAGTTCAGCATTCTTAATTGTTGTCGTAATTCCACTAACACCAAGGAATTGGGTTATATTCGTACTGGTATATGTTGCTATTCCAGTTGTTCCATTCTTATATTTGAATGTAAGAGCACCTTTATCAGGAAAACCTAACGTAGAGTCAACGTCTATGTAAGTTTGTGCTACTCCAACTTCACCAACTGCTTGTGTATTTGCATGAATACCAAAATTACCATATAGCAATTCAGTAGAACTACCACTACCAAATGAAGCATCAACACTTAATTTGAAGTAAGTATCAGTTAAAAGACCAACTCTAATCCGTTCTGCAGCAGATACTGGACCATATGCCTTGGCAAGATTCTCAAAAGGATCCTGGAAAAGGGTCATATTGACCAAATCTTGAGGATCTCCTTGTATTGGTTCTACAATAAGGTCACGAGTTTTTCTAAAATTAGCATCTGAAGGTGAAATAACCTGATCAGCAGGTCTAACAACATCTACATTTTCATTATAAAGTGATTTAAAGAGGATTTTAAATGACTCATCTGTACCTCTAGAGTTATAAAAATCCTTAGAATGCCTAATAAATTGTGGTTGATTAAGTCCAGTATTTAAATCTTTTTGAAATCCTGGTAAAAATTGTCTTTTTGTCTTCTTTAAAAACTCTCTTATGAATAAACCACTTAAATTTTCTACCTGACCACTAGATGTTCCTATACCAACTGCATGTGCAGATGCCTTAGAATCCGAAAAAAGGAATTCTTCTGGTTCATCTGGGTTGGTAAATGATGTAATTCCACTAAATCCACGAATACATCCCTTAAAAGCAGTCGTTCCTATGCCAGTATATGTTATAATCTCATCATTTATCTTCAATAATCCATAAGTATCAGGAAATCCTTGAGTACTTTGAACACTAATTTCAGTATCAGTAGAACTAACTGGATTTGCAAGTGTAGTAAAACCTACAAGATTTGTTGCTTTATTTAATTTTATATACTCGTCAAGATTATTAATAATATCAATTGGACCACCTTGATATTCTTGTCCCTGATAATAAGCACTTAAAAATTCACCCGATAAAGGATTTTCATCCTTAACATATGCAGGAAGTTGATCTTTTACAACTTTATTAATTTGAACTTTTTTAGCTGCCATTTTGTTATCTTACGATCTTCGATGTGTTATAACTTGGTGTAACAGTATATGTGGAACCTGATGGGTCTGCTCCAGAAGCAATTTCATCAACAACCATCTCAACATTACTACTATCTAGTTGCAAATAAAGATCCTGTAATCCGATCACGTCATTTGACTCAGGAACTGTTGATATTTCTAGTATTTGTTGGTTATCTTTCTCCTTTCCTCCTGTTATATTGATCGGATTTAATGTAATACGACCTGTTTCATAGTTAACAACACCAATATTTGACCTTTCAACAGTCGGAGTTGTTGATGCTGCAGAGTCTAGAGAGAATAAATTCATAGTTCCTGTCTTCTTATCCGTATTTGGTATATCAAATAAGTAAACATCAGGGGTAATATCAAGTACTCTGAACCCACTAGACCTAATATTGTAACCATCCATTGAAGTAATATGGAATTGATTACCAAAATCAATCGCATATTCTGCAAATTGACCTGTTGCGAGTCTCAAATCCCTTCTCATTTGGACTGTGGTTATATTAGAAGTAATAGATTCTTGACTTTGATCGATAACTTTTAGGAATTTACTATACTTGAACCTTGCACCATACTTATTTAACTCAGAAGATTCAGCTAATTTGTTAATATTATTGAGAACTGTAGTAGAAACAAACTCAGAATTAGGTGCCAAATTGGTATTATAGTAAATTTTACTGTCAGTTTCAATGAATAGGTACTTAAGATCAAGGATTTCAGGTACAATTCCTGCTACAGCATACTTTTTAAGGTCTCTTTTGATGTTTTCTTTAATCGCATTAGGTACAAAATCACCAGTTCTTGGTTTTATACTGATAAAAACCTTACCATACTGAGGTGGAACCAGTTCTTCACCACCATAAACAGAAATTGACTCTGCTTCAGGGTAAATTTTGTTTGGAATTAGGATCTCATAGTCATTTGAGGTCAATGCACGGTTCTGAGTAGCATAAATCTGCGGTGCATACTTTTTAACGGAGTCAACACTTTCAATCAACTCACCGCCACTGGAGGGGGTCTCAGCGGTTAGTAGGGATATACCACTAGTAACAGTGTTTGTTATCGCATTTCTGTTGTAAGTACACTGTCCAGCAAAGGCAAAGTTACTTACCCCATTACCATCAGGTCCATTACTAACAATATATGATGCTTCAACGATATTTCCATCATCTAGTGCCTTTCCAAAGATACCATCACCAAAAATTATCTCATATTGCTCATCTTCTATCTCCTGAATGTAATAAATCAGTGAACTACCATTAATTGTTGACCCAGAAGTCTCATCAAACAGCGAATCTTGCCTTGTATAAGCAGATTTGAGTGAAGAAGTTGAATTTGGACGTATATGTATCTTTAAAGTTGCTAAATCTATGCCTGAATTGGATAAAATGAACCTTTGATTAACGTTTGCAGTCGAATAAGTGAAAGATTGGTCAACAACAGACCCTTCATACACCTCTGTATCGTAAAAATAGGCAACTCCGTCAATAACAGGTTGTGTAATGTCTTCTGTAACGCCAAAAACGTAAGAAGAACCGCCAAATGAGTTACCAGTACTCGCAACTGGTCCCTTTTTAAGAGTTATAGTGCTTGGAGGAGGTGTTATACCTGCTTCTACAGAGAAATTAATGCTTGCTTTTGATGATTTACGTGATCTTGGTACATATCCAATGTTTCTTGCCAGTGCAACAACATTTTCTCTCAATGTTGCACTATCAATAAAGACCTCATTCGAGATCATATTGGCATTATATGATGTAATGTAAGTATTATACGCTAAAACATCAAGAATTGACGACAAGTTACTACCTTCGAAGTCGTAATCCGTAAAATTGGAGTTAGATCTTATATAATCTTTAAGAGTTTGTTTAATCTGGTCAAAATCCAGACTAGTGAAGTTTAAAAGAGCCATTTATCGTGTTGGAAGCAATGCAAATTCTAATTGATGTGGTGGCATATCAATACCAACAATGTTATAATTGATAGTACAGTCAAATTGATTATTATCGTAATCAGGTTCAACTGCAACATCAATTAATTCAATTCTTGGTTCATAGTTCTTAAGTG